TTCCGCCCTTTGTGCTAATTCATTGGCATAGCTATACCGTCCCGGAGTGCGCGGCATACCTTCTACTGGAAACCAGTTCTGAGCCATATTTTCAGCCCGTTGTCCAGCAGCGCCAAAACGCCTTACATCTTCAACTTTACTAGCAGCAGCACCTGAAAGCTTATCCGCCTCACCTTGGAGTTTAGGCAAAGTCTTTCCGGCAATGTTGGCCGTTTCCAATTCCTTCTTCCCAAGCGGCCACATTTTCTGGTTCAATTCTTCCCACATATCGCCTATCTTTTTTGCTTCAGCTAGACGGATGTCACGGTATCCAGACGGGTCTTGACCACGCTGCGCTATCCGTTGCAATGCGGCAAACTCAGTGCTTCCAGCAGGCACAGCAGCTTGCGCGGCAGTTTCCCCTTGCTGCGCTCTCTCAAGTTGCGCAACAACATCATCCGCCCTATCACCAGCAACGTCACGCGCTACTCGTCCAGCGGTTTGCGTTACCGCCTGTTGGCTGAAGTGCGGCTTGATGAGGTTCTTGATTAACCGCAGCATACCGAGCGTCAAATCAGTACCCGCAGGAATTGCCGCACCAAGTCCCATGCCGATCAATTCCTGCTTAATCTTCGTCTTCTCGTAGTCCTCTGCGTCTTGAACGTCAGTTACCGGAGTAGCAAGGCCCATCGCTCCGCCAATGCCAGCGCCTTGTCTTGCACGCTCAAACGCGGTTACAACTGGCGCGGCCTTCGTTACTGCGGCAACAGGCAACGCGGATACTCCGATGTTACCGGCCATCCTGAATGCGTCGAAGCCTTCACGTCCTACAGCCTCACGTCCTGCCTGATACTCGGCCTCTTTACCTGAGATAGCGCGATTGACAGGCTCACCAAAGCCAAGCTTGTTCGCAACGAATTGCGCGATACCTACAGACGGATCAGCAGCACCCATAGTCAGACCGCGAAGCTTAGATTCTTCCTCTGGCGTAATCAGTTCTCCGCGCATCCCGCGCTTGTAGATGTCCGCAACGAACCCGATAGGCGAACGATCAACCGCCTTGAAAACTCGGTCAGCAATGAAGTTTTGTTCCGGCTCGGAAGGCGCGGCCATATGCTCATCAACGGCTGGAGCTGATTGCCAACCGCCACCAGAATCAAGGGCCGGTGCGTCCTGCCATCCCATTACGGTTTTCTCCTTCTCACTCCATCCGGGCCGGTGAATACGGTTCCGCTAGGAAGCCTTGCGTAATCGTCATCGCTTCTTATCGGAACTGGTGCGCCGCCTATCTTTCCTGAACTGGTGCGCTTTCCTGTTTCCATCTTTGGAATCGATAGCACGTTAAGCGCGGAATCCATTTCAGGCGTCCAAGCGTTTCCGGCTCTAACCTTCGCAGCTTCAATAAGTCCCTGCATCCGCTCATTCTTCGCATTGACGGCTTCCGGGCTATCGGTAAAGTTTGGTTGATACGATGCGCGTTGTTGCGCCAACTGCTCTTTGTTGTACGCCGCGCCAGTCGCAAGGAAAAGCAGCGAGTCAATAATGTCTGCCTGAGACTGATTGACGATCTGCCTGTTTGACGAACGCGACAGGTTCTTCAACCCTTCTTGAGCGGTATCCCAAAGCGGCACTACTCCAGCCGCCGCCTCGACTACTCCGGGAGCGAGAGAACCCTTATCCTTCGCTGCTACATCCTGCACCATTTTTGCGGATTGCAGGATGCGCCCCACGTTGTAGGCAGTCTTGCGTTCATCCTCTGTCGGCGCTTTCTTGAACCCGCCAACAGGCACGGCTTGTCCTGACGGATTAGCTTGCGACGGTGGATAAACCCATTGGCCCTCGTGGAAAACAGGCTTAACATCCCCGCCTTGCGCCTCCTTCTGCGCCTTCACCATGTCCCAATACTCTTTCATCTGCTTAACAGTTACCTTGGGTGTTTGCGGCTTGTCCATTTCCCACATGCGGCCATTGGAATCAAGCCCGGCTACGGAACCATAAGGCGTGCGGTAGCCGACGCCCTTGTCCTGAATGATGACCTTATCGTTGATACTCGCGCCAGTCTTTGCCAGCAAGTCATTCAGCGACATACCGCCCTGCTGCTGAATGGATTGCAGCGGGATAGGTTTACCGCCTGTACGCTGTATGAAGTTCTCCGGCATAGCGGCAGGCTGTGGGGTAGGCATTTGCTGCTGCGCCATCTGCTGCATGATCGCCGCGTTCTCCGGGTCTTGCGTCTGCTGCAAGTCAGCCATCAGCGCGGCCTGATCCTGCGGCGATAGCGCGAGATCGGACAGGCGGCGGCTAGGCTGCTGCGGCGGGTAGTATTGCGCCATCCAGTTGGAAAACTGGTCTTCCGTGGGGTTGATTATTGGCATGGTTGCTCCTTAATCCCAACGAGTCAGCATTCCGCCGGGGGTTTGATACGTTCTCGGTGCCTGGTTCCTCTGTGCCATATCAAGCGCAGACTTCATCATCAGCGCCTTAAGCTGATTCTGTCCCTGCAACTCAGTCCCGTACAGGTTCGCATCCGCTCCGTACTTGCTGATATCGCCTGCACGTGTGGCGTTCGTCAGGTTGGCCATGCGGTCAAACTCCGCACCGTACTGCTGCGACGCAAGTCCTTGGCCGAACTTGGTAAGCTCAGCCAGGCGGTTGCCGCTCTTAAGCAATCCGCGTGCGGCGAGGTTGCGGTTGACGGCCTCGTTGCCTTGCTGGAATGCGAACTTGTACGCTCCCGTGTTCGCAATCGAATCAGGGTTATCCATCAGCGTGTTCAGGCGAGTGCGGTATTGCGCTGCGGTGTCCTGATACTGCGGAGCACCTACACCGCCACCACCTGATCCGCTACCCATACCGAATGCTTGCGCCCAATAGGATGGGTCTGTCATGCGCTGCTGGTTGGCCCATTCGATATCTCTTCGCTGGGATTCCCTGTTTGCCGCTTGATTGATTGTTTGGTTGGCCTGATTCCACACAGGATCACCAGCGGTTGAATAGGCATACGTCTGCGGTTGCCATGAATTGACGAAATTATCGACTAAGTTGCTATAAGCCATAATCAACCTCCTTCAACTTCCAAAGCCTCCATGCGGAAGTTCGCATCCTTCACATGGAGAATTTCAAATGCGCGACGGGAAAAATTCCCTAACCTGCGCGTCCTGTACTTTTCCATAATCCTACCCAACCTCAATGTCAATCGCACTAAGCCGCAAGCGCGTGCTATCCGTATAACGAAACTCCATCGCCCTGCGGCTGAACCGTCCAAGCCTGCGATAGCGCGGCCTCTCCAAATCTATTGATATCTTACGGTATTTTGAGTACGTCTGATAGTCGTCATCAGTCCAGCGCATCAACAAACTACCCGCCACCCTGTCGGCCACAATCGTCACTTGCCCGATGGTTTTCGCATCTGTATTCCCGCCGTCAAACCGCGTGGTGCGAACTTTCACGTCGATATACTGTCCATCGTCGTCTGTGTATGCTGGATCGAAGTGATACACCTTTCCGTTTGTTTCATGGAGAAGGTAGTTATTGCCGCCATTCGCCGTGAAATAGACGAACGGGAAATAGGTTTCCGTCGTTCCTGTTGCCGTGATGGTTCCTGTTGCCGGAGTGCTTAACGCGCTGGAAACCGGATAGGTAAATACGTTGGCATCAACCTTGGTGATGTTGAATGTTCCGTTGTACCCGCTAGGCGTCGCTCCTGCTATCGTTACCACATCACCGTCGCTGTAGCCGTGGCTTGTTTTTGTTGCCGTTGCCGTACCGTCTGCCTGAGTAAGGCTAGTCAGGGTTATCGGAGACGCAGCCGCCCTATATGTCCATTGCGACCAAAGGCCGGTTGCGAAGTCGAAAACAAGCGTAATGTTGTCATCTTTCAGCGTCAGGACGTATAGCGGGTGTCCGTCAATCTTGATCCCGTAGGAATAGACTGTGGTAAGCGTCGCGGCACCTAGGATGCGCTGCACGTCCTCATTCGCTATTTCCTTCGGGCTAAGGCTTTCCGGTGCAAAGTAATGCACGCTGCGGCCCTCTGACTTGGTGCGCGAGATGAACACCAGCCCACCGTCTATCTTTGCCACACTGCGCCCATGCGCGCAACCGATCTGGATGGCGGTATTGCTGAACCTCGCAAGCGGTGATCCTGTCGCGTTCGCCGCATCGTAGAAAAGTTCGGTCGTGTAATCCTTCAACGCAACGATGTAGTTCTGGTGTTTCGCCAACGCAACGCCAGAGTCAGAATCGAATTCAGCGGTAAGGAAGTTGAGCGCATTCCAGCTTGACGGGTTTTCCAAGTCTGAGTTGTAAATTTCCCCATCCGCATTCATGACGAAAAAATACCCATCCAAGTATTCAACGCCCGGAACGGTCGGGTCTGGATAGTCAACGTCAGTGATTTTCGTAAGCACCCCTGCGTTGAAGTAGTACGCATCCCGCGTGGATTTCATGACGAATCCAGCCGCGCCCGAAGCCGTATTGGCTTTGACGAAATCGAATGGTAGTCCTGCTACGGTAACTGGCATGTTTATTCCTATGCTGTTTGTATAAACGTAACTCCATTAGGAGTATATGGTGCGCTAGCCGGATTAGATTTGTATTGGTAATAAATTTGACTTGCGCTATACACAAAATAAACATAATCACCATAGCCGGTACAAAGCGGACTAGAATTCAATTTATCAACAAATGATTGCATCGCATTGATAGGTGTTGCACAGTCCGGGCCGATAGTTCCATTCGGTAAACACGTCAATGGCGGATTTGCTGTTAAGAAGTGGTATCTGCTTGCTCCCGGTTCTGTTTGTTGCCATGTATATGGATCACTCCCTGGCGTTACGCCAGTGTTTCCGCCGTGAGCATAATACTTTACCCCCTCGTAAATAACTGAATCTCCAACATCGTAAGTAACTGAGATATCGTAATCTTGAATGCTGCCTTCTACGTAATACCCGCCGCCACCAGCACCACCAGCACCACTCTGGCTTCCGAATACATAGACCCAATCACCACCGTAATCCAGCCCGCCAACGTAATCCCACTTGAACAGTATGTCGTCAATGATGACGAACAAATCGTCGCCGTAGCTGAAAGCGCCCTGCCCGTAGAAATCGTTACCTGTGATTACCGCATCGCCCTCGTCGATTCCGGCGCGCTTGAATACGAAAGTCTCCTTCGTTACGGGGTCTTGCTCTCCGTAGCAATTCACCAGCTTCTCGTCTTTATCAACTGAGCCGTCGCGGGAAGCCAGCGGAGTGATAAGTGCGTGTCTCATGTCGCGTATGACGTGGAAGCGTTCTTGATTAGAACATCGTCAACAACGGAGTAGATGTCACCACCGTAATTGAATAATCCTTGAGCAGCCCAAGGTGTCGTCCCGAAAGACTGCAAATTCAAATACTCATCCGCGCCCGCCCGCTTGTAGCAGATGTTCGGGTTCTCGACCTCAGCGTAGGCGTTGATTAAGCCGGAGTCCTTGGATACCGTGCCATCTCTCGATCTGAGAATTGTCGCAAGCTGAAGCCTCATAACTCATCCTTGTTGCTTGAGCCGTCGCGTGAGTCGGTGTCGGTGATGAACGGGATTCTCACGGCGTATCCGCAACAATGTTCGATCTGCGGCCACCGCCAACCAGATACGGAAGGTCTGTCATTGCTATCATCGGCCTGTTGTTCCCGCGCCTGATTGCCGCAAGCGAATCGTTCGCAACCTTCGCTACCTCGTCGGATACCTTTTTCTCGTATTCCGGGGCGATGTCAATTGCGAGGTTGTATGCCAAAGCACGCTCGTATCCTGGCGGCAGTGACACCGTAGTAGAAAGCGCGGCAAAAGCCGTGAAAGGTGTCCACATGACAACATGCAGTACATTCGCGGCGCTAGGCACAGGCCACAGATTAAGTACGCCTAACGGGTAACTCGGCTCGTAATAGCCGTACTCTGGAATGTCGCTTTGAACTGACTTGCTGGCGATGGATGACCATTCGTCTGAAGTTACCAGCGTAATTGGGTAGTCCGTGTTGCTGGCTCGGATATAGGCAGACTCGATACGGTCAGGACGGGTTGTTATGTTTCCCGCAGCGCCAAGCGTGATTGTGCCGTCAGACGGCGATAGCGTGAATGTAGTATCTTGAAAAGCATAGACCGTGAGGCGATCAAGTTGCCACGACTGAAGCATGGCGTTGAGAGCGGTCAAGCCATCAGCGGATTCTGCGGAGGTAGGTGATTCACCAGAACTGATTGCACCAATCAGCCGTAAAGCCCTGTCTATCAGTGTTTGGGCAGTAGCCATAGCCCATCCTAGATAAATTGCTTGTCATCCGCCTTTGGCGGGCGTCCAACTCGGCGTGGTGCAGGTTGTGCTTGAATTGTAGCATTATTTCCTTCTATTGCAATAGGTTCTTCCTTTATGGGTTTCTGCGAAGGATCGTGCGGATGAATGTCCAGTTTCCAGCCGTTCTTGACCATTTCCGGCACTTCGGCTTCCGTGGCTTGGTGGTATCCGTGCTCAGGATGTGACATGAATGGCATTTTTGACTCCTATTCCAAGTAGGTTATATCCGGTCAATTCCCTGACTTCTACCGGATGAAATTCCGCTTCCAAGACTTGTTTTAGCGTTTCATGGACAAACCCCGTTTTGTGGGCCATATAGGGATGTTCCTCGACAAAGGACTCCTTGCCGTAGAACATGTCCAGCCCGGTGATCGGCCCCGCCTCTGATTCGTATAGAACCTCTCTGGTTGGCCTTACGTTGGTCAAGTTCGGCACGATCATTACAACAATCCCATTCGGCTTGAGAACTCGTTTAAACTCCTTCACTGCCTGCTTGACTTCATGCGGGGCAAGATGCTCAAGGACATGGCACCCATAGACAGCATCGAACTCTCCAATATCACCCATATCCGTCAGGCTGGCAACGATGTCAGGATTGTGCGTCGGATCAATGTCAAGACGAACTTCCTTGTATCCTTCAAGGAAATCATGGATCGGTTGTTTGCCGCAGCCTACATGCAGGACTAGTTTCATAGATTTTCCTTATGCAGATCGCCATGCGGTCTATGGCGAAGGTAGCTGTGGAAGTTTCCGGGGTAAGCCTTGGTTTCGGAGTGATGGGTAATGTTCAGGTCAGGCACCAGCCAAATCATCCCGCCGCAGTCGTTCCAGTTACGGGAGAAAGCGTAATCCTCCCCATACCAAACCCAGTTGTGTGCGCCGTGGTTGAACAGATCAACGTGCGGGGCGTACCGCTTGCCATAAAGCAGGTTCGGATAGGCTTCCATGAACTTGTGCACTGCGCCATCAGTTACCTTAAGAAACCCTGCTGGAACCCATTGAGCGTGCAGTGCGCCGTCTGACTTCCTGCCTAGCGGGAAGCCTTCCTTGTCAGTGAAAAGTGTTCCCATGTATTCTTCTTCATCACGCTTGAATCTGTACGTCCCTGCTACAACGTCGCCTTCCGTTTGCACCAGCTTAAGCAAGTCCAGCGGCTCGAACGAAACGTCGTGATCTAGAAAAACGATGGTATCCGCCTTTGCGTCAAGCGCCTTCCGAAGCATTACATTGCGTGCCTGACTGACATACGGGTTTCCAATTTCTGACACCATTTGATGCTCAATTCCTGCTTCGTCTAGCGCAGGCACTGCCGCTTTGATTGAGTCAAGAAGCTGCTGATACGGGCGGCGTATCGTTGGAACGCATAGCGCAAGTTTCATTTATCCTCCATGTAAAAAGGGGCGACTTGCGCCGCCCCTTCTGTTTGCTACATACCGCTATCAATCACTTCCGCTCCAGAGGCCAAGAGCCTCCAGAGTATTCATGATGTCGATAACAGCCGCCTTGAGGGCGGTAGTCACGTCAGCAGACGACGCAGTACCAACCGCAGAGGTTGCGACCGCAGCAGTGCGCTGGACAATCGGCGTGGTTCCATAGAAAGAAATCTTCTCGGTAGCCGATTTACCCATCGTCGCCCCATCGGGCGAGTTATAGGTGATTTGTTCAACGAAGGAAGGCATAATTTTCTCCTTTCATTCCGTCAATGGTTAAGCTGCGGCTGAACCGATCATGCGGCAGGCCCATTCAGGACGGAGTGCAGCAAATCCGTACAGAATGTCGATACGCATGAGAAGTTCATCGTTACGGATGTCGGACGCGATCCAGCAGCGCAGCGATAGGCCATCTTGCACCTTGCGGCTGCACTTGTGGGCATCATCCATCAGCGGCAGATCGGCAGACACGAATTGGAACGCATCCTTGTGGTACATCAAAGGCTGCATGTAGGTCGAGCTAGTTGCACCGAGGAATGTGACAACCGCGTTATCTTGAGTTGTGTAAGTCCAAGTGATGTCAGCGCCAGTGGCAGTCGAGACGTTCTTCTTCGCGCCGGTCGTGTAGATGGCCGGAGTAAAGGTAAGGTCAGCCTCGTTTGTGCCGATGGTCGGAGTAGCCGACAGGACAAACTGTTTCAGATGCGGGTAAGCCGCTTTCGTCTCAGGGTGGCAATCGTAGATACCGGCAATCGTGAAGACTTGTCCGACATACAGCTTAGTGCCAAGCGCGTCGACGTGCAGCGTGGTTGCGCCTTCAACAAAATTGGTTGAGGTCGATTCGTCAATGGCACCGGTAGCATCGTCGCCAGTGGTCATAGACCAAATCCGCTCGTTCTCGTAGTAGTCAGCCATCGAGGTACGGGCAACCAGACCTTCGCGGTATTGCGAAGAAATGGCATTGGACGGGTTGAAATACGCAGCCACGCCGTTGACCAGACCGCCCATCGTCACGCTGTCCATCTGAATGTACCGCTCACCTTTGGGGGCGAGGGCTTGATTCATTTTGGCACGTGCAGCGCCGGGGGCAACCAGAGAGTTGATTGCAGTACCAGCCGTACCTGCCGTGTTTGCGGTTGCTTTGGTAGCGTAAGCGAGGAAATCGCCTTCGATACCAGAAGCCAGAACCGACATGGCGGGTTGGATATACCGCTTGCTGAAACGTGCAACATCATCAGGGCTATCAGTATCGAGGGTCAGTTCAGCGGAATTGAACCGCATATCGACGTGATCCTGAGTCGCCAGAGTGATGGTTTGCGTGGCTTCGTCCTGATCCTGCACATCCATGACGCGGGAACCTTGCGTACGGGTGTATTGGTTCGGCTTGCGGACGCGCAGAGCGGAACCGATTTTCGCGCCTTTCTGAGCAAACGAATCATCGTACTGCTTATCCACAGTCCCGATGAACGAAAGCTTTTCATGCGCGACGGCCTGCGCTTCACGCGCAACCATATCGATGAACTTAAGCGTATTAGACACGTTTATACTCCTATAGAGTTAATTTATGCACGCCCCTTCTTTCGCCATTCCAGATATTCTGCGTCGGACATTTTGCCAGGGTCTTTTGATACAGACGCCTTGCCGCCGACTGGCGTAAGTGGAGCAGGTGCGGATGTTGGTTTCTTGGGAGCCTTCGCTTGGCTCTCCAATCGTTCTTCAAGACGCCCGATTGCCTTGACGGTGGCCAATGGGGACATAGATGCGATTTTCTTTGCTTCGTCGGGATTGTTGGCAAGCCAGTAAGCTACCTTAGGCCCGAGATCGCTGTCGATAATCGCGTCCCGCATGAAGTCACTCATCGGCACATCGCTCGATGAAAGAACTTCCTCGAAATCCGGCAGTTCTGCCGTAGCTTGCTCTACTCGTTGTTGCCAACCTTCAACAGCTTTGTAGTGCGCTGCTGCCACACGTTCCTCCGCAGAACGACGTTCGCGCTCTTGCAGAGTTTCATTGATCTTCTTCGACGCAATCCATTCGGCCTTGGCCGCGACGTATTTATCGAAGTCATCAAAATTATCTATCCTCGGCTCTGAATTGTCAATAGGCCGATCTGGACGATGATTTTGCTGCAAATTCTGCTCAATCCGGTCAAGCCGCTCCTTGAGCATCTTGGCTTCGGCCTGCGCTTCGTACTTTTCGCGCACGGCACGGTCAATGCGCTTCTGTACGCCCTTGGGGATCGGGTCTTCCTTCTTCTCCTCTGGCTTCGGCGCTTCCTTGGCTTCCAGCTTTGCTTCTTCCTTCTTCTCGCCTTCCGGTGCCTCTTTCGCTACTTCAAAGATGGGATTGGTTGGGTTATACGCCTTGTCATCGGCTGCTCCTTCGGATGCGCCGCCTTCTTCGATAACCACGTCTTGTACGATCTCAGCTTCCAGTCCCATGTTGATGTCTCCTATTGGATAACCCGCCGAATGGCCCGGCGTATGCCTTATTTATGCAGCAGCAAGCATTGCCATACAAAACACAATGTCCTGCTCTACTAACGCTGCGCTCTCTGCTTCTAGTGCGCGTTGCTCAATCTCATACTCAATCGCTCTCAGCTTCGCCAGCAGTAGCGCGTTTTCCGCGTCAAGTGCCGCTATCTGTTCCGTGAGCAGTGCCAGATAATTGCGGTTCTGGTAATCCTGCTCCGTGCCGTTTTTCGGCACTTCCTGCCGTACTGCGACGGCTTCCTGCTCTAGCCGCGCCTTTTCATACTCAATTTCAGCGAGACGTATCTGTTCTGCCCTTGCGTCTCGCTGAATGAGTCTCAGGAATGAGTAATCTACAGAATCATCTTTTGTGTCGCGTTTTCTCTCATTCCTGCCTCCAGACGGAGTAACTACATATTCTTCAATCTGGCAAATATCTGCCGTTACTGCCCCTGAACCGGACAGATTGGCATACATGGCACCAGGGTTCTGTTCTACAGGCCCATGCCAATTCCCGTTCCACTTACCCTGCCAGTTGCCTTGCCAAGCCATCAGTCAGCATCCAAACTGTCGATTGTTCGAGTACCTCCGCTGTAGTTTCCGTCAATGCGTGTAGTCGTCCCGTCTAGCCCTGTGTAGCGCATATCTGCGCCTTCAAGCCCGGTTGCAGCACCAGCGGCGTGTGCCGCAAGAAGGCGAAGGATTTGCTCGGCGGTGAAGCCAGCTTCAACAATCCGCGCCCAAACGGCATCCCTGATACCTTCCGGCGTCAACTCGCCGTAAGCAACGATGTCTGCGTCAAGCTCACCTATGCCAGTAGCGGTTGATCCTCCTGCCGTTCCAGAAGCGGTAACAGCCGCCAGCAATTCTCCGAGTCCAGTCATTACCGCGCTTGAGATCGCCCCGCTACCAGTCAGCGATGCAATAGCGGCAAGGAAGGCTTTGATATCGCCGTTCGTTACTGTCCCGCTTCCGGTAATGGATGCAATCAGTTGAACAATGAGGCCACCGAAGGCCGTCAGGCTTCCGCTTCCGGTTATCGCAGCCTCGGCCAATTTCACCGCCCAGGCGTCGGCGGATATCGTGCCGCTGCCGGTTGCATAGTTGCGCGAGGCCAGCGCCCCCGGCTTCTGCGGCATCATCCACGCCTTCGGATGACGGCAACCCTGCGGTAACGAATCGTAATTTGTCGTTAGCTTCAATATGCCGCGAGTCCATCCGGTAGGAACCGCGCTACGTCCATGCACTCCTTGACCGTTGTAGATCGTGGTCAGCGCACCTATTCTCGATGTAAATGGCGTATTGCCCAACCGATAGCCGTTGTTGTAAAGGCCCACCATCACCCCCAAGCGTGCGCCGTTTCGGCCATCATCGGGGCGTTCGCTGTGGTCGCTCCAGTATTCATCAGCATCCATTGCACACATGCGCCATCAGGAATTTTGCACAGGCTCGGCAACGCATTAACAAAGTCTGCAACCTGGTGGATGCCGGAAGCCGGGAGCGGAATGCCCCATAAAGGCTTGACAAGATGCAACACCATCTGGCCAGTCCCGGTGTAGGCGGTGCCACCCGTCCATGTAAAGTTTTCCAGGTCTTTGATCCCTGTGTCGCCAGCGGCAAGAGGGATGAAAGGGGCGTAGCGTGTTGCTGCACCGCCTGAATGCGGCACCGCGCCAATGACAGGGGTCGCCGCCATGCCAACCGTTACGGGGCACGTTCTGCCCGTAGTGCCTGCGGTATTGGTATAGGTGAAGACCGTCATATTCGGCCCGCCAGCGGTCGGTGCTACCTCGGTCGAAAAGAACGCTCGCAGACCAACACCGTTCGGGTATCGGTCTACCTTGGCCGATGTTGCCGCTATTGGCGTCATGGTGATGGTGCGCGACCCGGTTCCGGTTACATCCGTGCCGGTGATCGGAACGTAACCAACCTGATCCACAGCCATCAGAAACCACGGCGCACCCGCCGCCGCGACGATGTTTGCCCCGGCATACAGGAAGTGCTTGGTATCGGTTGAAACATCCCCGCCATGCTGCCAAGCGCCGTCCGCCCAAGTGTCGTCCGTTGGGACGAATGTTAGCGACGTTCCAGCGTAGGTGCTGGCAGGCTCGGAACCGCTAAAGACGCCAAGATTTGTCCAGAACGCGGCAACCTGCGCAGTGCTGATAGTCTTTGAGCGAATGTCGTACTGAAATTTGCCGTTCGTCGTGACTTCGTTGATGAGGTCGTCTTGCGAAGAAAAACCCATGTCATTGCTCCCAAAATGATTCGATCAGTCCAACAAGCGGAGCAGAAGCCAGCGAACCAGCAACACCTTTGCCTATCCATCCAAGGAAAGCCCCACCCTCCAGCTTGCGCGAACCGGCACGCAGCCTGATGCGTTCGATCTCCATGGCATCGCCGTAGCTTTCTGTGGGCGATGATGTCGGGCGGCGGCATTCTTCTCTGGCGTAGCTCATTTCCATCGGCTTGACCAAAACCACAGCAGCAAGCCCGCCATTTGCAATGCCCATCGTTATCGACACCACACGCTTGACACCACGCACGCCAGCATTGAGCGGCACGAACGGAGATATTCCCGCTGCTGCTGATACCGCCGTCACTAGCGCACCAGAAGGCTGCGCAGCAGCGCAATAGACCGTTTCGGTCGTCTGTTCAACGTCGTTGTTGTCTATGTATTTGACCTTGAAAGTCCCACCGCCAACAGTAGGGGCTTGCGCGACAACCATCATTTGCACACCGATGCCGTCGTCGTACCTTGGCAGTGTTACGGAGTTGTCCATGACCTGTTCTTCGCCAGCCGCGTCAAGATCAACGAACGGGTAATACAAGAGGTAGTCCAACAACATGAGCTGCTGGTTTTGATTGGTTGTACCAGTTACCGATGCGGCGGCTGACATTACGATTGTTTTCTTCAGCCACCGCCCCGCATTCTGCTCGGGGATGTATATGCCTTTTTCTGCCTCTAGCGTTGCCGCTACCAGCGGAGAGGACGCATAGTAATTCGGCACTGGTACGCCAGAGGCCGTGGAATAGTCAAACCACTGCCCAGCGATGGTTGCTGTTGATGCTGGAACCTTGCGGAAGAATGACAGCCACGAACGGCCACTTTCTTCAGAGTCTGCCCATGCCGCTACGCTTCCGAACGCCATTACACACACCTCCCGGTGATCGCCGCCGCCATCTGATACCCGGCCTGCTTGATCTTGTTCGGCAGACTCAGACCGCCCTTGCCTGCAAGGATCGACCGGCGAGGCGCAATGATCTGGCCGGTATGCTCACACTTGCGCTTGACGATAGGCTCTGCGCCTTCGACCGGAGTTACCTTCACTTCGAGCAGGCACTCGGCGCAGTAGTAGAGCGGAGGGCCGACTTTCTCCCACAGCTTCTTTTCTAGTTCTGAACGGGCGTCCATTAAATATCCTCCGATTGAATATCATGCGAACCACAACAGCGGCATGTCATCACACCATGGTTATACGCTAACTTTCTGTAATATTTAGCGCACCAGCAGCAAACTGCGGCGTGATCCCTGACGAAACAGCCAGAGAACTATTCAGCGCGCCGTAGTGCCACACCGTTCCTGCACCGCTAACCGCAGTCCCGGAGGCAACATGAGTCAAGGTTGCGCCGGATGCGCCGCATTGCGGGAAAGAGAT